TCAAAATCGTCGGAAAATTGATTTAATTGAGTATTCGGATCATTTACAGCAGTAGTAAAAGATCGAATCGCATCAGCAATAGATTTAGCGAAAAAAAAATTTTGATATAAATTAGCTTGTTTATCAAAAACAGCAAAAACAATTTGTTTAGACATAGGTTAGATTTAAATTGATTGACGAATTAAACGAGTAAGTCGTAATTTTTGAACTTGCTCGCGAACCATTAAACGTTCTTCAGTGTTATTTGTCAAGTGTTTTTTTGAATTTATTTTGCGACGAGATTTTATTTTTTCAAAATCACCGGGATAAAGCAATTCAAATTGACGATCGTAATATTTTGGCGGTCGCATTTTTTTTTCGTTCATAATTACGCGATCTTGGGGATAAACATCTTTTTGATACTTTTTAAACCAATCTGAACCAATACCAGGACGTCGGCTCATAGTTGTATATTCAGGCTTAAGTTGATATATTTCGCCAGTTTCTGGGTCGATACGCTCATAATGTGCATCAGCATTATTACCAGTTACTTTTTTCATTATATAACGTGCGACATACGCAGCAGATTGAAATGTTACTTCGCCAATGACGGCATAGCCGTACGGCCAAAGCTTTGATAAAGATTCAGAATTATATAAATTATTGCCGTTGGCTCGACGCCAAATTTTTTTATCTTCAAAATCGAAATTAAAAATGCAAGCGTGGTAATGAGGTCGTTGAGTTTGTTCGCCATACTCTCCACAGTGATAAAAACGAATATTTTCGCCGTATTTTTTTCGCAACCTTTTCATAAAATTTTGAAAATGTTCGAGATGTAAAGAATTATCACGCGGAAGATGTTCATCCGAATAAGTAAGAGTTATAAATATATTATTTTTATAGAGTGATGCCTCATGAACGCATCTTATAGCCCACTGCCGTGAACGTTCAAGCCTACAACCAATACATTGACCGCAAGGGATTTTGAGAGGTTGATCTATGTAAGCATTTTTGCGTGAAAAAGTAATGCCCCCGCCTTTCTGGCGGTAGCAATCGATGGGGTGATAACAAGTCATAAATGTAGCCGATTTTATATTTTATAGACGAATACCGCCACGCATAGGTCGCGGAGATACATTTTTGAGTTTAGTTTTAATAGCAGTTTTTGTAAAGAATTTTTTAGATTTTTTTTGATTCATTTTTCTTCTTTTCATATATTTTTTTATTTATTTTGTTGAGTTTAGACCCCCTGACAGTTAGAAACTGAACAGGGTGTCAGTTAGCACAGTTAACATCAAGAGTGTTAACTGTGCCGCTCGCTTACAGCGAGCTTAAAGGTTGTGGCGCTTGCGCGCCGTAGTGGTTCAATGTCGCCTCATTGCCGGCGGGGCTAGGGTTTGCAGGGGTGGTAGAGGAGGCTGAAGTATCTAAAATAGTGGACACATTGTCAACTATTTTAAATTTGTTTTCGGCGAGAAGTGTGCCGATTAGATACAATATTATTTGAATTAATTTTTTATATTTAATTTTCATATTATTTAGATAAGAGTTGATGTTTAACAATAACGAGATGATCTGTAGTAGACGTAACATAAAGAGATATAGATAAAGTTGCCATCAGATTAAGAAGAAGAAGCATTATTATCAGAGTTTGTTGAATTATTTTGAATATTTTCATTTTTTTGCTTGACATTAGATTGATCAACGGAGCGTTTAGTTGCAAGACCAAGACGAACAAGTTCATCTATATTTTCAGGATTTTGAACAAAAGATAAAAATTCGCGAGAATTATTATTAAAATTTTTACGAACTTTAGCGGGTAAAGCTTCAAATTGTTGTTGGGCAAAGTTAATTTGATTTTGAGCTTCGACAAAATCAGAGGGAAGAGTAGTTAAATCGATAACTTCATTTGAAAGAGTAGCATCTCGATAATTATCGAATATGTCAAATCCTTTTACAATTTTATGTCGAGCAACAATATTTTTAGCGTCACACGCTTCTTTTTGATGTTGAACTGTTATTTGAGTTTCATAATCAAGTGTTGTAGCAAATCCAGCATCAGGACGATTATATAATGATTTAAATTTAAGCATAATTAATATAATTAATGTTTATAATGAGGGTAATTAGAATTAGAAGATTTAGTCATAGAATAAATATTACGGGCAGATGAAGTAAGAGGATTAACAGCATCAATTGTTGATTTAATCCAGCGAAGACCTTTACCCCACAATGATGAATCAATAGATTCTTGTGTTTTAGCACCCGGTATAGCAGTTTCAGTAATTTTAGTATTAGTGGAAGTATTTTTCGCAGATGCAAGATTTAAAGCTTGTTGAGTTTTTTGCGTTTTAGCCTGTTCCTGAATAAGTTTATTGGTAACTTTAGCATTTTCTGTCGACTCTTTTATTTGCTTCATTTCTTCAGCGATCTTTTGACGTTGATATGATGAATTAAGATAATCACTAAAGCGTGATCCCATACCCTGAAAAGATGCACCAGGGTTTTGAAGAGATGGAGAAGTAGCACCAGAAGGAGTTGAAGCACCAGATCCACCTGTAACAGAAAGAATAGGATTAAGCCCAGCAGCGCGAAGATCAGACACTTCGCGTTGATGAGCAGAATTAGACATACGCTCTTGGAATGACATTTGATCTTTTGAAAGGTTAATTTGCGCGCGATTAATAGATTCGGCAGAATTTCTAGAAATATTTGCACCAAATAAATCAAATGCACCAGAAACTGCCGCGTCAAGCCCAGGAAAACCCATATACTAAAAATGATCAATTAAACCAGGCACGCTGTAAAGCGGCATAGGACGAGTGCACTGCATATTAAAATACGAATCAAATAAAAAATGAGGTTCAGTATCAACAGCAATTACACGTGATATTGGCGGATTTTCCTGTATAAAACTAGAATTAAGCAAAGGAAGAGATGCAAAATTTTGTGCAAGATGCCAGTTATCAAGAGTTTGAGCATTAGTTGAACGCATTTTGCCAGTAATAATAGAAGGCTTATATCGATACTCTGCATATCGTTCTTGATATCCGAATACATTTTCATCAACAGATGTGGCTTGGGCATATATTTCTTTATTTAATACAGCTTGCTCGCCAATATGTGCAAGTGCAGGCCAAAAAAAGTCAAATCGTTCTTGACGGGAAAACATACGATTTAAACCTTGCTGATAATTTAAATCTGCACGGACACAAACCATTCCAATAAGTATGGAATGTTCAGTAAAGGATTTTGTAAATCCGTGACCTGTAGCAGTAACTACACCCATAGCGGCAAGATTACCTTGAGGAGTATCGCCAGCTCCTGTAGCAGAAGTTTGAGCAATTGTATTAATATTAACCGAAGTAGTTCCGCCACCAAGATATTCAGGACGTTGTAAACGGGAATCGGGAGAAGTTACACCAAAATGTGATTTAACAATTTCAGTGTAACGAGTTCCACCACGTGCATCACGCTCGTAAAGCTTTTGAATTTGAAAAGCTTGACGAAGTTCGTTGATAGTTGAAGCGGTAGCCTGCGTTAAATCGGTAAATAAATTAGTATCAAAAGGAGAAGTAATTGAATCTGCTCCCGAGGCTTTTACATTAAGCCCAGGAGATCCGCTATCAACAAAAAGATTAATTTTATTATTAACGCCCCCAGCGACATTAAATATAGGTAATTTTACTTGGTTATTATTACCATATACAGGTGCAGTATCACCAAGAGGGAGCGTAACAGCATCACCTTTTTGGGGCCATGGTAAGCATGAAGTAAAATAATCATGACGTTTACCCCTGCGTAATAAAAGATAATCTGCGGGATTGTCAGGTCCGTCATCTTTGTCAACGACGACAGAATCCTGAAGATTCTGATCGCGAAACCACTCATTATAAACAAGATTATAAGCGCGATGCCACAATGAAGAATGCTCAAGACCTGCGATGCCAGTAGGAATACCAAAATAATCCGATAATGATGCATATGCATATCCACCTTCTGGTGATGTCATTGTAGGAATAAGATAATCGGTAGAATCGCCTGGATCGATTTGTTCGCCGTTAAATTTTTGCCAATTATTCCAAATTAAACGATTTGGTACAGCAAAAAAGAAAGAGTCAAGAATAAGATTATCCATAAAAGGGCTTATAGGAGTAGCAAGCCTCGCAAAAACAGACATAGACAATTGAAATGTGTCACCTGGAAGTGCTTCGTCAACAAAAACAGGAACTAAAAATCCCGCGTCAAAAGTGGTTTTGTGACCATGCGACCGATTAAATTTTGCACGTTGTATTTGAGCTTTTGGGACTTGGCTAAATGAATGACCCATAACAGATGGTAATGACATTTTTTATAAATTTTTGTTAAAAAAAAACCCCTTAGCTTTACAAGCTAAGGGGCTAATATTGGAATAATTAACGACGGCTACGGCATTAATTTTTCCACTCCGGTTTGTGACATACGTTTTAAATAAGTCCGTGCTAACCCCAACGCGGTTATCTCTACGTTAGACACAAATGCGGTATCTTCGTTAATTTCACAAACTTTGAATAATTCAAAATCGTCGGAAAATTGATTTAATTGAGTATTCGGATCATTTACAGCAGTAGTAAAAGATCGAATCGCATCAGCAATAGATTTAGCGAAAAAAAAATTTTGATATAAATTAGCTTGTT